ATAGGGTACTGAAATTGCTTCACTTGCCCAATATAAAACACTGTCGTTATTGTCGCAAAATGTCATAAATGTAAGTTCCCAACCTGAGCGATATCTTGGTTGACGCTTGCCTACATACTTAGCAGCATTTTTTACTGTATATAAGCCTTGTGCCCACTTGCTCATTTTAACGAACTACATTGCGTGCTACAAATTGATTAGGTTGAGGTATAGTACCTATACCATATAGTGCTGTTTTAGATTTAAAAGTATTTAGATAATAAGTAATGAAAATATTCATTTCTAATTGGTTGCGGCCTTGAATATTTTCTAATAAGTCTAGTACAGAAACTTTAGTTTCCTGAGATATTCTAAACAAATATACTGTGAAATTATCTGCGATTTGTTTAGTTTCACATACAGAAATGAAATAAGAGTGAACAATATCATATTCACTGCCACTGACTACTAAGTCAAAATTATAAAATTGATCAAAAATTCTAACTGTTTGATCTAGTGATGCTCGGGAATCTAATATTCTAGCCATAATTTATATTATCTTTTAACTGACTCTACTGGCGCTGGGTTGGCTTTGCCTGTACCAGCTAAACTACCTGCTCCAGCTGGTCCTGGGGTGCTGCCAGCATCTGGGAAATATCTATCACTTCTTGGATTTCCAGGTATTGCTTGCAGTGTGGCATTGTATAGTGTATTATTTATTTCGGATCTAGCCACTTGCTGTAATTTTCCATTTTTAAACGTATTATATGCTGCACCTGATTTTTGAATAGCACCTAATATATTACCATTTGACAAGTCATTTGCGACACCACCGGCAGCGTCTACCAATCCACCTTGACCTAAAATAGTAGCTTGTGAGCCTGGACGAGCTATAGGGCTAAGTGTTCTATCATAATTTGCATCATTACCAAATGTAGTAATAATATTACTGGGCTTGCTACCGTCAATCTTACCTTCTTGATAAGTAACTGTTTCATAATCAACTGTCATGGCATTTTGCATTGTTCCAGCGGCTTCTGCATAACTATAAGTATCGTGGCTAAATTTAGTAATTATAGGATTTACCAATGTATATGATATAAAATTATGCTGATTAAATCCATAGATAGTTATATTTTTAAAGAATGGCAGTCTAGTCTGTCCCTGATTCGCTTGTGCTACTGGTACAGGTGTAGCTGTTTCTCCTATATATCCCCAATCATCATTGCCTGTAAAATCAGGAGAATAAGTAGTTCTTAGATTATAATTTATCAATTTGCTAGTATTATTTGGACCTACGGTTGGGTAAGCAGTAGTTCTACCTCTTGGTAGTATTACTGGTTTAGTAGAATCTTTATAATAATATGTATAATAAGAGTTCCATAAGTTAGTAATTATATTCCCATTATCATCATGGAATGTAATCTCAACAGGCTCATACTTTATTTTAGTTTGTACTATTCTTTTACGATTATATTGATTCATTTGAAATGTTTCAAATTGGTATGATGGTAATCTTACTGTTTTGACGGCCAATCCAAAATTAGCGTCTGATGCAACTTTGGGGGTATTAAATTCAAATTCAACGTGAAATAGAAATTTAAACTTAGGTGCGTATTGATACGCATTTGGTCTAAATGTTTTTGCTGCGTGAGTGTAATCTCTCAGATATTCGTTGCCAAAAAAGCTTTTTACAGCTTGTCTGGCACCGGACTTAACTTGACTTACTGAGTCTTGTAATAGATTTTGAAAGAACCCACTCATATTATAGTTAGATTACCTTGTTGGGGTACCTTGACCTGCGCCAATACCAGTAGTGCTTGAACCACCTAAAATTCTACCGATATTAGTACCAACACCAGAACCAAGAGGTGCTTGAATTGCGTTATCATATCTAATAGCTAATTGAATAGTAACGGCTTCACTGGTAGCATAGTTTAATGCACCGTATGTAGCTGTTTTTAAGAAACAACCATAGCATTCCCAAGTTTCTAATACTTGAGGAACTGCGGTACCATTACCACCGTCTAAAATTTCAATATTAGTTTGAAACTTATAATCCTGACCTGTTGCAGCACTAGCTTGTTCAACGAAATCCATCTGCTTTTGCAGTTGTTGGCCAACCAACTTTGCTACGGCGCCCTGTGCATCATCTCTAAGATTAACTGTTAGTTCATTCCAAGAGTGTTTGCCTGCCAAATATAGTGTAGAGTTATATACTGGTAATGTAATTTCTGCAAAAGTTGGAGTAGGACGATTAATGTCTATTACTTGTTTAGTTAATTCTGTAGTAGACGCGCCAACACCAAAATTTAGAAATAATACTCTAAATCTGTATTGTAGTTTGGGCATTAACAAGCCCTGGTTTCCGCCTGCATTGTCAGATGCTACGGTCATATTAAATAATGATTGTGAGGCTGTTGCCATTTTAAAATCTCCTGTATTCTTATTTATCTTTTAAATGATACCCCTTTTGGGGGTATCATTATTAACGTGCTTGATTTCCTATTTCACCAGTATTTAGAATTCTAACTGGAATGTAAATGAATTCAGCTGCCTTAACTGGTTCGATTGCAACGTCAATCCATAATTCATTTCTATCGATTCTTGCAGGTGTGTTATTTGATTCATCACACTGTACATAGTAATCATAGATACCACGTTTTGCAACTAAGTCTACCATCAATGTTTGAATTACACCTGCAATAGCTTGGCGAGTAACCGCATCGTTTGGTTCGAATACGAATGGTCTAGCTGCAATAGTTAGTTGACGACGGATATAGTTTACTAAACGAGCCACGTTAGTTCTGTCTAGCGCACTAGTAGTATCTTTACTATTCTTATTACCATAGTTTAGCAGACCAACACCGGTAAAGAATACCATTGGATTAATCTGATTAGTATACAGAACATCACGAATACCTAAGCGAGTTTTGATTGGCACAAACTCATCAGTTGTTCTATTTAGATAACCAATGCTTAGAGCATTGTCAATATTACCTCTGCGTGTACCTGCCGCTGCTAACCAAGGGTAAGCAATATTATCATTACGCAAGAATGTTCTTAGCATCATATGTGATGCTGGAACTACTACTTGATTACCTGCCAAATCATTTGCGATTCCACTTGGATAGAACAGACCTAGATATGTATTTCTGGTAACAAGTCCACTTTCACCTGTTGATGATGCTCCGGCTTTATTAGTTGCCCAAGCTTGAATTGCAGTAGCATCATCAGGAAGACCTAATGGAGTGTCACCGATAATATAACCAGTTTCATTACGATCTGCATTTAGTACAACCATGTTAGGTTGTAGTTCTGGGTAATTTGGAGATGCTAGTAGATTAAAGAAGGTATCTTCATCACGGATATCTGTATTAGTGTCGATAGCTGCTTTTAGAGCTTTTACAATCATATTGCGTTGAGCAAAACGACCCATATATGGAGCACCATTAGTTTGATTTCCACTAACGCTTAACCATGTACTAGTTTGTGATGGTAGTGATTGATCTGGGAATCTTGTAGCGTTGAAATAGTTTACCTTAAACTTCTTAACATTGTATCCTGAACGGCGTGTGTTAAACAATAACATACCTTGTGGATATAAATCTGGACTAGGTGCATCTAAGTCTAAGTAGTCGCTGGATAATAGAGAAGTAATTGATGGTATAGGATCATCAACTGGGCTAACTGATCCGCTAGTTGCCCAGCGAGCATCTTGGAATAAAACACCATTAGAGCTAATTTGATCAGTATTATCTATTAATACCCATTTATCCTCACCACTGACTTGTTGCCAACGATGAATAACAGGGTACATTTCTAAGTCACTAGTATCAATCCATAAATCGCCATATGATAGGGCTGTTGTACCATCACTTTGAGTAGTTGGACGAGTAGCACTTATAATTGGGCCGGTTGGATCTGTTGTATTAGTTCCTGAAGGTATTGGGTGACCAGTTGAGTCATAATCAGTAGTGCGATATCCTATCCATGAACCATTTTTCTGAACCATGATATCAACTTGATCTACTACTGAGTAGAACCAATTTGTATCTTCAGCGGGTGCTACTGATGGTGCACCTTCATTTGCAATGTATGCAAATTCTACCCAATTACTTAATTGTGTAGAATAAAATTCTACAGCAGTACCTGACTTAATAGTAGCCGCAGTAATTGCACCACCCACGCCTACCGCAGTTACAATAATTGTTAAATCATTTGCACCGGATACACCTAGTAAATCTGAACCATCGATAACAATTTGATTTCCTACTGTATATCCTGTACCACCGGCATAAACACCATTACCAAACAGTAGATATTCCCCATATACTAGCTGAACAACAAATGACGCGGCACTACCAGAACCACCTGTGCCTGATACACCGTTAACGTATGTTACAGGTACTGATGGTCCATATTTACAACCTGTAGTTGTGCCTATCACAAATCCGGCTTGTGAAATTATCCCATTACCATTAGGAGTAAAGTCATTCAGTATGATGACACCGCCCTTAGTATGTGTTAGTACAATGGCCCCATCTGTGTTTAGAGTTGCTGTGGTATAAGGAATACCTGCAGTTTGCCATGCAGCAGTAAACTCACTTGGGTCTGTAGTAGTTGGTACAGAAACAATATATTCAGATGATAATGAAGAGCTTCCAGGAACACTTACTTGAACTGATATATCACCGCCACTAGTAAAATTATAATCTGTTAATGAACTGGTAATAACTGTAGGACCGGAAGAGATTCTTTCCCATAAATAGTAAGGAGAAGAGGGCAAATCACCGCCAAATGAGTATTGACCATATATTGTGCCAGTTGGTATCGCTTGACCGCCAGTAGCATCTAGATTTGCACAAGCTGCCCAATCTGATGTTTGTGAGCTAACTGTCTTGGCAATCCAAGAGTTAGTTGCAGTACTAAACCTTGATACTACTGCATTTAAACCATTACCTGCTGAACCTGCCTTCATCCAAACAGACCCGGTTGGTCTTGGATAAGTTTGACTACTAGTCCAAAGAGGCATTTGAGCAGAGGTTCCCCACTGTACTGCAGGTTGATTATAAGTACCTATATCAATTCCTAATTGGGCCAAAGCACCGGTGCCTGCTCCCATTTGCAAATATGCAGGATCTGATGAAACCAATCGTTGATTGGAATAAATTACTAGTTTTCCACTGCGAACTGTTGCTTGTAGTCCCTGATAATTCAAGGCATTGATAACACCTGCAACACCTGCAACTGTATTGTTTGGACCTGCAGGTACTGTAATAGTAGTAGTAAATAGACCACTCATACTGATTGTAAAGGTTAAACCTGCTGTTAGAGTAGGATTAGAAGTAGTTCCCTGTACACAAGGGATATCTAAATTCCATGCACTACTACCTAATATTACCCATGCATTGTCTGTTGTTTTGTAGAAAAATTGTTGTTCTGATGCATTGGTTGGGTAACTCATTACCTGAATAGCGTTTACAGCATAGTCACCGATGTTACCAATGCTGCTTAAAGGAACGCCGCCTGATAAATCATTTGAACTAGTAATTACAATAGGTTTCTGTTGTGTAAACATACCTGTAGTTGAATTAAACAGGAATATTCCCCAAGTACTGTTAGTTGTATCTAGCCAATAAGTACCATCAGGGGGCGTACCTGTTGGTCGAGTTGTTTGGCCAACTAAACTAGTTAAATTAACATCCGCTCTCAATACATAACAACGATTGGTAGCACCAAGTAATGAGTAAGCAGCTAATAGACCGTATTCATTTAGTTCATAGCCTTGTATTGGTGTACCATTGGTTGTTGAGTAAAAGAATGGTGTACCGTATAAAGTTGTTAAGTCTCGTTGACTTGTAACCAAAGTTAATTTATTTGCATTTGCTGCTGTAGTGGCTACAGCAACACCTGTACCATTTGGATTTGCCTTGTCTTGTGCTGTTGCTAACAAAACAAAAGGTACTGAATTAGTTGGGGCAGGAAGATATTGACTTTGGTCAATAATATTAACTTCTACGCCTGGGGAAACTAGTGCCATTTTTCTTTCCTTTATTGTAAAATTATGAGGTTTACTAACCTAAAATTGCATATCTTTATTTATGCAAAAAATAAAAAAACATCACAACCTTCGAAGGTATGGCAATAAATATATATTATGGAATCACTTATTAGACCTATTTGCAAGAACTGCAATAAGAATTTTTGCGCTATTAATTATAAACGCAATGGGGTGACTCACTACCGCAGTAGTTGTGATGAGTGTAGTAGAAAGAAAAATAAACTTCGTCCAAGACAACCCAATTGGATTAAAAGTGGGTATAAGAAAAAACCCACATGTGACTTATGTGGGTTTAGAAGTACCTATACTTCACAAATTACCGTCTTTCATATTGACGGCAATTTAGAAAATATTGACTTGGTGAATCTTAGAAGTATATGTTTGAATTGCGTAGAAGTAGTTAAGAAGAAGCAAGTAAATTGGCGTCGAGGAGACTTGACGGTTGATCATTAACCGATACG